CTTACGCAGACTAGTTGAATTAAGACATGATGGATTACTTGAACAGGGTCTACATGATTGGATGCACTTCTTAGGTACATCAAAACTAGAATGGGCTTGTCTGTTAACTGACATACAACGTGCAGTCCGTAAGTATCACAATCCAAACTTCACCATATCGTTTGATTGTGCGTCACCGTTCCTGGCAAGTGCCAACGGACAGATATACATACAGACTGAGATCACTGATAGAGAAAAATGGGTCTATAGAATGGTACCAAGTGTTGATGATAAAAAATATGCACAGGATACAAGACGCTTTGGAGATGCTGTATTACAAGATCGAGTATTTGAGAACTTCACCGAGTCACCAATTAGTCAACGCATAGAAATGAAAGATATCTGTATCTATGCCCCAGGTGACCTAAATAAGATAGGTAAAGAAGGTCGTACATCGTGGGATAGTTTCAGTTATGCCATACAAATGGGGCACAATGTATGGAGCCATCTGACAGCCGTGCAAGAAGCCAATAGACAATATGATCAGGGCATTACACCTAAGATGTTGGTACAGGAAACATTTGATCGTGTCTACTTTAGAGATGTCGTTGATGCTATTTTTGCGACCAGTGATAGAGGTACAGCTGACATGATCATTGATGAATTCAGTAAGTTTTGGATACAAATCATTGGTACCCGTGGAGCGATAGGCAAGAAGACAGTCAATGCGTCAACTATGTTTAATGCGTTATTTGAAACTGATGACGCTGAAGAAGAACATCATGTAGACGACAGCGGTTTAGATGAAACTAATTTGGACGATTTAGAAGCAGAACTAGAATGATACTAAAACTCCTAGAACGTTTAGGTAGAAAAAGAATTATATATGATAGGATTACTGGTGAACCCTATCTGGAACGTTACTATCTATTATTTAAAGAACGTCGATGGTTTCCTTTTAATATATTCATACACAAATTTCTAAGTAGTGATCCCAGTGATCTACATGATCACCCGTGGAACTACATGACATTTATGATTAAAGGTGGCTACTTCGAATGGAGTCCAGAGTATGATCTGCAGGGCAATGAATTACCCCCAAAGAGAGAATGGAGAGGTCGATGGAGTTTCCGCTATTGTCGGGCTGAGGCCAAGCACAGGATTGAGCTCATGCCAGGCGTGACTCCATGGACTATGTTCATTCCCATGCGACAACGCAGAGAATGGGGATTTTGGCATAATAACAAATTCATCAATAACTTAAAATATAAATTATCCAGGAGGCTTAAATGAGCGACAAAGATAAGGGTCATTTAGAAAAATTAATTTTGAGACATAAAGATCTTGACTTAAAAATCAAAGATGCGTATACTTACTACTTAGATGATGCACATTTAAAGAAAATGAAACAAGAAAAACTTTATATCAAAGATCAGATAGAAAAATTACAGTCGGAAAATAAGTAATGGAACTCAAAGACACACCTTGGAAGAATCCCCTAGTGGATCACCCTTTGTATTTGGTCTTTGAGGACAAGTATCCTGTGACCAAAGGACACCTATTGTTTGTACCAAAAGTAGATGATGCACATCATGTCAAGGAGTGCTATAGTGCCGCTTTTGATTGGGGATTAGATCTATTTCAAAAAGGATATTGTGATGGGTTTAACATTGGACAAAACGTGGGTATTTCAGCAGGACAGACAGTGATGTATCCACATATACACATGATACCAAGACGCACAGGTGACATGGAAGATCCAACAGGTGGTGTGCGCCATGTGATTCCAGAGAAAGGTAACTATAAACGATGAAAAGAGATTATGCAACAGGTGAAGCAACAGAGGTAACGTTCTTCACAGGCATAGAGATAGAAAAGACTCCTGCGTATGGCAAACAAACATTGTTCGTAGTTGGAGTACACGATTATCATAGCATCTTAGAAATCGCAGGTGAGAACTATTGCGAGCATATCTATTTTGGTGCTAATCAGAGTTTTCCTAAGTTAGACAAGGATGATGCGGAAGGTTGGCGTCCTTGGGAGGAGATGATACAAGGTTGTCTAGATGCAGGTTATTGGTGTACATTAGATTTTGATGTAGCACAGGCAGAGGGGTTGTTGGAATCCGGCTTGGTAGAATATCGCAGATTTATCCCACAGATTTCGATTAAATTGCCCTACTTGACACAGCTAGGATATAATGCTACAATAAAGATAGATGACAAGGACTTTGACTCCACCAATCCAGGGGTATGGTGCCATCGCCTACATGATTTAACAACCAAGGAAACCTTTACTGATTGGGATCAATATGGTAAAGATAAGATACTTAAATAGGAGACATTGTGATGCCAGGATCAGTAATACTCAATAATCTTAAAACAAAATATGAAAATGACATTCAAATTCATAAGACTAACATAAAATTGTTTTTAGCCAGTCCACAGGGTGTAGCAGATCATATTAACTATACAGAAACTGTTGCCAAAGAACTTGAGGCCATAGCACACGCACAGGACATGTTAGAAGCAATCAATCAATTATGATTTTAGAAGAAAGAGAAAAAATTAATAATTTGATTAAACACGCAGATAGAAAAATTTGGGTGACTTTCCGCAAGGAAGGTATCCATTGTTATCCTGCGGCATTGACTGATCCCAAATTAAAGACAGGTGATGAGTATGATGTTAGTTTCTTGGGACATCCACATAGACACATATTCCATTTTCGTGTTTGGATCGACGTGTTCCATGATGATAGAGATATTGAATTTATACAGTTTAAACGTTGGTGTGAAAACCTTTACAGCGGTGTATTGGAATTAAATTACAAGAGCTGTGAAATGATTGCAGACGATCTTTATGTGAAGATCGCTGACAAGTATCCTGATCGTGATGTTTGGATAGAAGTATCTGAGGATGGCGAAAATGGATGTTACATTGAGTATAATGCTCAATCCGGTAACCTTGCCCTATAAGGAGATGAGTCGTGGCAACAAACCAATCATCTTGGCTCGAGAAGTATTTGCGTATGAGCCCAGAAGTAGCAAAAATTTTTAATGATTTAGATGCATGGTTAAATTACTGTCGTTTTAGAATGATCAAATTTGATCCTGCAGATTTGTATAGAAGTGCAGAATATAAGGAATGGCAAGAACGTCGACGACGTCGACAACAGTGGCTTGCCAGAAATGGAAAAAATAACCGATGACAACAAGAGCAGACATAGAGCGACGTATTAAAAGATTCATGGATCATTTACAACTGTTAATGGAAAGTAATGCCCATTTGGATCGAAAAGACTATGTGCTAGATGTCTGCGATCAACTTAACAAGTACTTTACTGCCATGTCAGATGATGACAAGGAATATCTACAAATAGCTCGATCAGCGGTTGAGCAAGGACGCAAGTGGAATGTCTAACATATTCTTAATTGATTTAGAGGCAGTTGAAACTAGGTACACAGCACAGTGGAAACAACATGTGCCTGCATTACTGCGAAAGGAAAAACATCATGTTACAGTTATTGAAGGACCCAGTGACATCCCAAGTGCTACTACCCCTGGTGCTTTTCTTAATTTCGGTGGTACTAATATATATAAGGCCAGACAAGTTGAAGAAATCGGAAGGTTGTTTTGTAATAGTGGAGTTGGCCCTGGTGATCACTTTTTATTTACTGATGCATGGCATCCTGGAATTATTAATCTAAAATACATGAGCGAATTGCTGGGCATTCCGGTCAATATACACGCATTATGGCACGCAGGTTCGTATGATCCCGCAGACTTCCTAGGTAGATTGATAGGAGATACCCCTTGGGTGAGACATGCGGAAGTTAGTTTCTTTGAAGCCGTAGATCACAACTACTTTGCCAGTGAATTTCATATTGACATGTTTGTTAAAAATCTATTAGTCATGGATCCTGACAATAACAGGACTCATGGCACTATGTTGGCCAATTGGCGCCATCATAAGAAGATTGTGCGTACAGGTTGGCCCATGGAATATATGTCTGGCATGTTCACTGTGTATAAAGGCATGCCCAAACGCGATCTTATCTTATTCCCACATCGTATCGCTCCGGAGAAACAGGTAGAAATTTTTAGAGATCTTAAGGCGCAACTTCCACAGTACGAATTTATAGTATGCCAGGATCAACAGTTGTCTAAAAATGAATATCATAATCTGTTAGGTGAAGCAAAACTGGTGTTTAGTGCTAACCTTCAAGAAACCTTAGGCATCAGTTGGTATGAGGGCGCCATGGTTGATGCCATACCAATGGTACCAGATAGATTATCATATTCAGAAATGGCCATGCCAGAGTTCAAGTATCCAAGTGAGTGGACAGAGAATTGGAATAGTTATCTTAAACATCGTCAAGAACTCATAACACGTATTTGTCACTATATGGAAAACTATAAAGATTATGTTCCTAAGGTTATCACACAAGCACAAAAATTAACCAAGGAATATTTTTCAGCAACCGAGTTAATCAATACATTAAAGGCAGACCAATGAGTTTTGGATACATACATAATTTTGAAACAGCTCTCTGTGAATTCACAGGAGCCAAATATGCTGTGATGACTGACTGTTGTACACACGCTATTGAGCTGTGCCTGAGATATGATCAGGTTAAGAAAACCAGATTTACTCCACGCACCTATATCAGCATTCCAATGACCATGCACAAACTAGGCATTAGTTATAGTTATGACACCAATGAAGATTGGATTGGCGAATATCATTTTGAAGGAACTCGTATCTGGGACAGTGCTAGACTGTTACGCAGAGCTATGTATAAACAAGGGCAGATGCAGTGCCTAAGTTTTGGTCACGATAAACCTTTAGAGATCGGGCACGGTGGTGCTATCCTATTGGATGATGAAGATGCCTACCGTAAACTAATCAGACAGCGATATGATGGCAGAGATCTGCACACCAGTCCTTGGGAAAAACAAGATACTTTTGAGATTGGATATCATTATAAGCCTACCCCAGAAGATGCCCTGAAAGGACTACAGATGATCAACTACATTGACCAAACACCTAAATACAAACAGTATCCAGATCTAAGAGAGTTAACCATTAATGTTTGACTTATGGCACACAGCATTATATAATAGTAATATGAATGACATCCACGTCACAAACTCGGAGAAAGAAACCAATGACTAAAATAAGCGATTACATTGTAGACAAGATCAAGAAAGATGGTGGTAGATATTGGGCAGGTGACAATATCTCCAAATACATCACCCCAGAGGATAAAGAAGCATTGATTGATGAGATCACTGAACAGTTTGAAGGTGTGTTGGATAGTTTAATAATTGACAGGCACAATGATCCTAATTCACAAGGTACAGCAAGACGATTGGCTAAAATGTATGTCTATGAGATCATGAGTGGCCGTTATGAACCTAACCCTAATGCTACTGCTTTTCCAAATGACTCAAAAGATAGATATGAGGGCATGTTGGTTGTTCGTTCAGAACTTAGATCTATGTGCAGTCATCATCATCAACCAGTAAGTGGTGTAGCCTATATTGGTATCATCGCAGGACAGAAATTAATTGGTTTAAGTAAATATACTAGAATAGCACAATGGTGTGCCAGACGTGGAACCTTGCAAGAAGAACTATGTAATGATATCACTAAAGAGATTATGAAGGCAACTGGTTCAGAAAACGTAGGTGTTTACATACAGGCCACACATGGTTGCTGTGAAAACCGTGGTATCATGGCACATAGTTCGCTTACACAGACAACAGTGTTGCATGGTGCATTCAAAACAGACCCAGCGACTAAAAAAGAGTTCATGGACAATATCAAATTACAACAAGAGTTTGCCTGCTAATGAAAACATATAAGATCAGTACTGTAGAAAAGAAAAACATACAGGAAGAAGAAACCTGGGTCAAAGATGGACGATCCTTTGGCATTGATCAATGGTGGAGATGGGGGTATGTCATAATCACTGTTGAAGATGATGAGGAGTTTGACATCGACGCCGTGGAACGCAACGAACATGGATTTTTCCCTTATAACTGGGAAGTCATTGATCGTGAGTTCGACGACGGTGTGGCATTGTTCTTTGATACCGACGGTGATGAAGAACTGGAAGAAGAAGTCCAAGCCATGTGGGATGATGAGGGCTATTCATCGTTTGAGCAGGTTGGATATGACCAAGAGGACTGTTCAACCACGTTCCATGGTCCGCTAAAAGTGGAGTTAGTCGATGACTAACTTAAACAACGTTATCAAATTACAACAGGAGTTTGCTCCGAGATGAGTGTAGGAAAAAGAAATGTATTTTGGGCACACATTGATGATTATCTAAATAAAATCATTTTTGACATGTATAAAGATAATTGGAAACCTGACTACATTGTTGGATTATCCAGAGGCGGGTTAATCCCAGCTGTGATGATGAGTCATAAGATTGGTGTTCCAATGAAACCGTTAAAAGTCAGTTTGAGAGATGATCCAGATGATAACACACACGATTGGACGATGTCAGATGATGCAACAGACGGTGCAAAAATTTTAATCGTGGATGATATCAACGATACAGGCGCCACACTCAATTGGATAGTCAATGACTGGCGTTTAAATAATATACCTAGCCATAATGTTAAGTTTGCTGTGTTGTTTGATAATTTATCTAGTGGCTTCCAACGAGAAGTGGACTACTGTGGTACTGAAATAAACAAAGCCGAACAAGATGAATGGATAGTGTTTCCATGGGAGGAATAATTGAAAAATCTCTACCTTTGGAACAAAAACATGCAGGCTGGAGATGTTCTTCCCATATTATGGTTTAGTGCTAAAACTTATTGGTTAGAAAACAAGACCTCAGATCTAGAATGGGACTGGGCTGATCCGTTTATACACGAAAAAACGGACGATGAAATTCTCAAAGAGTGCGAAAACAAACCACCAGATATTTTTGGATTCAGTGTCTATGTCTGGAACCAAACCGAAGCATTTACCTTATCAAAGAAAATTAAAGAACTATATCCAAATTGCTTAATAATTTTTGGTGGTCCACAAATTGATATAAAATACTCTAATAACTTTTTCACTAAGCAACCCTGGGTGGATTTAGTTGTTCCCAGTGATGTCTATGGGGAACCTATTCTACATCACATCTTAGATAATTTTGAGAATTTAAGTTATCAAGACATACCTGAAGTGTATTATCAACGACAGGGAATAAAATTTAGATCCAAGGTACAATTTAACAAAAGGTCATTTGTCTGGCCTAAAAATATTTTTGAGCCGCACAAAGAATATTTTGATCTTAACAAAACCAGCAGTCTTGTGATCTACGAAACATCCAGGGGGTGTCCGTATAAGTGCATTTATTGTGATTGGGGTGGCGGGACATATACCAAAGTTGTAAAAAAACCAATGGAAACGATTTATTCCGAGATAGAGTTTCTTTGCAAAAATAAACTTGAGCAATTCTTCCTGGCGGATGCTAATTTTGGCATCTTCAAACAAGACATTGAGATAGTGAAATTCCTTATTAAGATGAAGGAAAAATATGGTTATCCAGTGGCCATTGCTGTGGAAAATGCGAAGAATAACCTGGACCGTGTGATGGAAATTCAAGAATTGCTGATCAAACACAATCTTTCTTATTTTTTCAAGGTAAGCATACAAAACCCCCATGAAGAGATCAAACAGAATATAGAAAGGGTGGACATACCATTTGATGAGTACATGGCCGCTGTCAGAAAACTTAAAACTAAGTATGACGTGCCTGTTCTGATAGAAACTATTCTAGGTCTTCCTGGAGATAATTATGATAGAATTTTAGAAAGTTTTGATTTAATCTTAGATGATGAGATAAACGGTTACCGAGCCAGTATTTGGGCATTATTGCCCGAGGCTCCAGCCTATGATCCCGTGATGAGAGAAAAATTTAAAATCCAAACAAAATGGTTTAGTGTTTTTAGTTTCCCATTTAAATATAAGAAAGACCGGATTCCAGACAGTGGAGTAACGGCACTCACGTCTGAAAGCACATTGTTGGTAGAAAATGTTATTGGTACATATTCCTATTCAATCAATGATTGGTGTGACATGTACATTCTATCAACTCTCTTTTCAATTTCAAAACTAACAGGTGTATATTTTTTTGCACAGTATTTAAAAAATCAACACAAGATAGCCTATAGTCTGTTCTTCAAGACTTTACATCAGGAAATAATAAAAGAGAACAAATTTACCACTCAAGAGTTGAAAGACAAAATATCTCAAATTGATCGTAATCTTAAACAATTAGTAGAGAGTGAGGATATTACTAGCCTGGAATTTGATTTTAACGAGGAACTACCGTTCGTACTTGCGCCAGGGCCTTATCTTACACTTACGATCATGGTCTATCCCCAAGACTTTTTTGAAACCGTTGCTCAACATTTTCATACAATCACCAACGACGATGCACTGCTAGATCTAGGTAGATACTTATCTGGTATTATGATTGATGTTAATTATGATCCGATCAAAAAAAGACAATTTAAAACCTCATTCAATTGGAAAAGTTATTTTGAGCAAGGTGATCAATTGACACAGGGATCTTATGAAATTAAAATTTTGGATGACAAACTTAGATTTTTTCAATCTGGAAAGTTTGAAGATTCAGATTGGCCAATTCAAAAAACATATTCTGACAAACTCAAACAACTTTTCTATCATCGTGTCGCCAATCAGGCTAGAAACAAATATGCACATAACATCATCGAAACTAAACTTAATGGGGAAATGAATGACTAGTATTTTCCTAGGAAGTTTGACTTTAGACCTAAATAAGTGTATAATAAACTATTAAAGAAAGGTATAAATGGCTAAACTTAAGATCAGTGAAATATTTTATTCAGCACAGGGTGAAGGCAGATTTGTAGGCGTTCCTAGTGTATTCTTAAGAACATTTGGGTGTAACTTTACTTGTGGCGGCTTTGGCATGCCTAGGGGTGAGATGTCCGCAGAGCGTGACAATATTAAAGTAGAGCTCTACGACAAGTATGAGGACTTGCCTTTGGTTGACACAGGCTGTGACAGTTACGCATCATGGGATCCAAGATTTAAACATCTATCACCTGTGTTAGAAACAGATGCGGTGGTAGAACGCATGTTGGAACTAACACCCAATCATAAATGGGTGCAGGCGAACGGCAATGATGTGCATTTGGTTATCACAGGTGGCGAACCTTTGCTGGGTTGGCAACGCAGTTATAAGGACTTGTTGAACAATGATAGAATGCGTGACTTAAGAAACATTACATTTGAAACTAACGGCACACAAGAACTTCATGAGGATTTCAAAGCCTACTTGTTAGCATGGGCATTTGATAGAGGCGGAGACTTTAAATGCGATATTACATTTAGTGTCAGTGCTAAACTGTCAGCAAGTGGCGAGAGTTGGGAAGATGCTGTCAAACCTGAGATCGTAGCAGACTATGAACGCTATGGCACGACCTATCTCAAGTTTGTGGTTGAAAAGCCCAGTGACTTTGATGAAGTAGATCGTGCTGTCAAAGCATATAGAGAAGCAGGGTTTGAAGGAGTAGTATACATCATGCCAGTGGGTGGTGTTGTTAAAGTATATGATGGTAATAAGTTTAGTGTAGCAGACGAGGCCATGTTACGTGGTTATAATTACAGTCCAAGATTGCACGTTGATCTTTGGGGCAACAGTTGGGGGAAATAATTTGAGTTATCTTTTTACAAGTGAATCAGTTGGTGCAGGACATCCAGACAAGGTAGCGGATACCATCAGTGATGCAGTATTAGACTACTATCTGTCAGATAATGATAAAAGTGTTCGATGTGCCTGTGAGACGCTGGTTACCACTGACCGTGTAATTTTAGCAGGCGAATATAAAAGCAATAAAGATATTCCACAAGCCCAGGAAGATCTAAACAAACTAGTTCGTGGTGTTATTAAAGAACTTGGGTATGAACAACCAGGGTTCAATTGGCAAACAGTAGAAATTAGAAACATGATGCACGGACAAAGTGCTGATATTGCTCTAGGTACTGATGACTTTGGTGCTGGCGATCAAGGACTTATGTTTGGCTATGCCTGTAAGGAGACCCCAGATCTGATGCCTAGTGCTATCTATTGGAGTCACATGGTTGTTAAACAACTAGCAGAGTTTCGACGACTTAATGAGGGCAAATTTTTAGGTCCCGATGCTAAATCACAGGTTACCATGGAATACAATGATGATGGGTCAGTAAAACGTATTGCTAAAATTGTGTGTTCATCACAGCATGAAGATGCCTTACATATTGATAATGTGAGACTTATTCTTGAAAATTGCATTAGGATTGTAGTTCCAGAAGAACTATTAGTTGATACGGAACTGTTATTAAACCCCACAGGTAGATTTGTCATTGGTGGTCCGGATGGAGACACTGGACTGACGGGACGTAAGATCATCGTTGATACCTATGGTGGTTATGCTCCACATGGTGGTGGTGCGTTCTCGGGAAAGGATCCGACTAAAGTAGATCGTTCAGCGGCCTACATGGCCAGATACTTGGCTAAGAACATTGTGGCCAGTGGTCGTGCTGAAAAAGCCACCGTTCAACTAAGTTATGCCATTGGTGTTAAAGAACCAACCAGTTTGTTTATCAAAACAGATCAAGGTATTGATGCAGATTCAACTGATTGGATACTCAAGAATGTTGATTTAACCCCATTGGGTATTATAAATAGATTTGAGTTATTCCGTCCGATATATAGTCATACTACTAACTATGGACATTTTGGTAAGGCCAACTTGCCGTGGGAACAAATAGACTTATTTGGAAATTGATATGTTAGATAAAATTAAAAAAATTTTTAAGCGAGACGAAGCCCCTAAGACAGAGGGCAAGAAAAAATTATCACCCAAGGAACAAGCAACCAAAGAAGGAAAACCTTGGATTGAAGTACTTAGTATTGATATTGATCCCAATGATCCAGGACAAGGTGCATTTGAGCTAGATTGGAATGATAAATTTGTGGCTAATCTTCTACGTGCAGGTTATCAGGGCAAAACTGATCAGGATATTGTAGATAATTGGTTTCAAGCCGTGTGTCGCAACGTGGTACTAGAGACATATGAGCAGGAACAAGCGGATCCTGAAGCCAGGAATAATCGTCGAGATCTTGGCAACGGACGCACTGAGATCAGTTAGCAGTCTAAATCAATGATAATATATGTCAACGGTGATAGTCACAGTGCAGGAGCCGAAGCAGTAAACTCTTTTGCCTTCGCAGAGGACGATGCTTTATACCAGGACCTGGGTCGTCAACCCCACCCAGATAATCTACAAGCAAGTTATGGTCGTGTTTTGGCCGATACTCTCGATGCTGTGTTATATTGTGATGCCGAATCCGCATCAAGCAACAACAGAATATTAAGAACCACGAGAGATTACATTAAGTCAAATACTCCGGATCTGATCATCATTGGATGGAGCACCTGGGAGAGAGAAGAAGTTGTCATTGACAACAGGGTCTATCAGTTTAGTGCAGGTTGTGATGGACAAGATTGGCCTACCAATGTCAAGGACCGCTACAAGGAATGGGCAAGATCTGCAGAACCCAATGACAAAATGCACATTTGGCATAATCTCATATTTCAACTGCATGAGGAACTAACGGCAAAATCCATTCCCCATTTGTTTTTTAACACCTTACATAGTTTTGATACCGCACAGGTAAGGCCTGTGGATTGGCATGGTTGCTATTTGGATGCTTATACTGACACATATACCAATTGGTTATTAGCAAACGGGCAAACAACCTTACCAAATAGTTATCATTTTGGTGCAGATGCACATAAACTTTGGGCAGATAGATTGACAAAATATCTATATGATAGTAAAATAGTAAAATGAGATATTTACTAGTAGACACAGCAAACACATTCTTCCGTGCCAGGCACTCGGCACATAGACAAGCAGACACATGGGATCGTTTAGGATTCGCCTTACACGTTACCTTAGCCAGTGTTAACAAGAGTTGGCGTGATCAAAAGGCCGATCATGTGGTTTTTTGCCTAGAAGGCCGCAGTTGGCGCAAGGACTTTTACGAACCTTATAAAAAGAATCGTGCTGTGGCACGTGCGGCTCTGACCGTAGCAGAACAAGAAGAAGATCAATTATTTTGGGAGACATTTGATGCACTTAAGACTTTCATCAGCGAAAAAACAAATTGCACGGTTCTACAGCATCCTGAGCTCGAAGCTGATGATCTTATTGCGGGTTTCATACAGCATCACCCCAACGACCATCATACTATTATCAGCAGTGATACTGATTTTTATCAACTTCTTGCCAGCAACGTAAACCAATACAACGGCATCTCAGATGAGCTACACACCATCAAAGGAATATTTGATAAAAAGGGTGATCCGGTCATTGACAAGAAAACCAAGGAACCCAAACGAATACCAGATCCTAAATTTATCTTATTTGAAAAATGTATGCGTGGTGATCCTACTGATAATGTGTTTAGTGCTTATCCGGGTGTAAGGACCAAAGGTAGCAAGAACAAAGTTGGACTTGAAGAAGCCTATGCTGACAAGGACAAAAAAGGATTCAATTGGAATAATCTGATGTTACAACGTTGGGTTGATCATAACGGAGAGGAGCATCGTGTGTTAGAAGATTATGAGCGTAATCGTACCTTGGTAGATCTAACAGCTCAACCCGATGACATTAAAGCAAAGATAGTAGAAACTATCAACACTGCGTCAATCACTAAGAATAACCAAATGGTAGGTGCACAGTTCTTAAAGTTCTGTGGCAAGTATGAATTAAATCGAATCAGTGATAATGCCAGTAACTTTTCTGAATGGTTAGGTACTGGTTATCCAGAAGCACAGCGTGAGAAAGACCTTGAATATTGATAGAACGTACACAGAACTTTTTGGCATTAGATTTAGAAATGAACCAACCCAGTGGCAAGATCATCCAGGTTGGTGTCGCCATTGGCAATTCCACTAATCATCGAGATCAGTACATCACTCGTAAATGGTATATTAACCCTGAAGAAGAGTTAAGTGAGTTTATCATTGAGTTGACAGGAATAACACGTAGTGATATTGTTTCTAATTGTCTTAGCCATCAGACCATAGCTGAAGAAATTAGCAAACTAATATGTGAACACAAGACCTTCGTTAATCCTGTTACCTGGGGCGGAGGTGATTCAAGTGAATTACTGGCAGAGTTTTGTAAACATCACGTGGATTTCCCACACTTTGGACGTCGTTGGATAGACGTTAAGACATGGTACACCTTGAATATGTTTAGCAAAGGTAAAAATCCAAGTGGTGGATTAAGTTCGGCCATGGGACAATATAAATTACAATTCCAGGGCAAAGCACACCAAGCAGATGTTGATGCTAAAAATACCCTGGCATTGTTTTTTAAGATAATAGAACGGCAACGTGCAATGGAAAATTTACTTGACACGGCCAAGGCGATCTAAGTATAATATATGAGTATGGAAAAGAAACTTTGGGATAGCATTAACGAAGACGTATTAAAGTCATTACCAAATGCCGCACGGGGATATGAGCAACGCATCAACATTCCAGAATTTACATTCCTGGGAGGTGCTGATCAACCAGACTTTGGACATGTGACCATATGGTTCTACGGCAACGAAAAGACCATAGAACTTAAAAGTCTTAAACAATATCTATTCCAATACCGCGATACCAGGTTAAGTTATGAACGAGCATTAGATGTGATGTACAAACATCTCAAAGAAGTTTATGCACCAGATCGTATTCGTATTGAAATTGAATATCGCCCTCGTGGCGGCATCAGCAGTAAAATGACAGTGGACAGCGATTGGGGTCATTTAGGTGGCACTGATCAATTATGGCAACATCATAAGGATTAATATGAGACACGTAATCGATAAAGCATTTGAATTCTGTTATGGACACAGGGTTCACACTCAGACACTAAACGGTGAATACGCCGCGGACCTAAAATGTGCTTGTAGGCACTTACATGGTCACGAGGGACGCATGACAGTTCACCTGACAGCAGACAAACTGGATGTTACTGGCATGGTGACAGACTTCCGTCACTTGGAATGGTTGAAAACATGGATCAACAGATACATTGATCATCAGT